AACCGTTAACGCTTCCTCTATCAATGTTAACCCGGAGTGCACCTTTCTTGGAGTACACTGGAGACTATTAGAGATATTGGACACGAACCTTTTTAGAGAATTCACTCTTTAAAAGGAAGTCTAAGTCTTCAATAAAACGTTGGTCAGAAGTATCATGATACCATTTATTGGTATGTTGATGTACAATCTCCTTTTTGACGAGTTCTGAATTTTTTACAAATTTAAGGACTCTTAAGGGAGACTGTTCTGTTAACCTAGCTTTACTTAAGCCTTTAGCCTTATCATTAGCCCTATCAAAGAGTTTTAAGACTTCGAGAAGTCGATCAAACCTTTCATTGACTAAAATCAAGTCTTCCAATGTAGTTTTAGAAGGGTCAACAGACCCTAATTCATAAAACTCCATGGGACCTAATAATGATTCCGCCATTGACCTAAAAACAAAGTATAAATTTCGTTTATCTATAAAATTAGGATCTACTCAGAGACCAGAAATCTCTGAAAGGACCCAATTATAGAAGTTGAAAAATAAACCTTTGTCTTTTAAGGTAAAATGGTTTGGAATAAGCTCTTCAATTAATGAATTTGTGAGTCTCTCTAATATTTCTTCTACGGAGCCGAGATCATTCTTTATTTTAGTGATCCGAGTCAGTAAGGCAATATTATACCAAGGGATATCATTCTCCAAGACTGTAGATATAAATCTATCATTTCTAAGATGTAATGGTGTCCCCTTCAAGAGATCACTTAATAAAGTAAATCCATAAGTCTCATTTAAGACAAAGGATGAATCTTTAAGTAAAGATCTCCGTGGTTTATCCATAGGATTAAGCAAAAAGCTTAATAACTCATGGATAGAGATTTTTCCAGAGTTAGAAAACATAGAGAGGATTGCCAATAAATTAAATTTAATGGATCCTTCTTGTAATAAACTCTTGGCACAAATCTTTTTCAAATATCTAGAAGGATGTTTAATATTCATCTTAGGTAGTAATTGGAACAGGATATTAACCCGTCCCATATTATTATTTTGAGATATAAACATTTTCCAAGATATAGGAGAAACAAATTGACCCTTTGATCAAGAAACTTTAGCAAACTCGATACTAGGATTTTTTGCAACAATACTTTTAGATAGGTTTATACCTACTCCAAAAGATTGCATTAATCTTAAGTATTCTTTTGCGACATCTTCTTCAAAAAGGATAATATCATCCCCTAACAGTTCATATTGATCATATCAAACAAAAGGTTTTTCTTTTCAAATGAAAATATTTTTTGCATTAATATAAGCTAGTTGAACAATTAGATGATGAGTAAGAGCAAGCATAGCTCAACTTGATAGAGCCCCCATTGGTTGACCGACAGAGTATAAAAAATCATCTGATCCCCCCACAAAATAGGGAGAGGATAATTTATATACTCTTTTTACAAGTAAATCTTTCCAAGCATTAGCAGCATCTTCACCTATTAAAGGGGATAATACCGCTACTTGGAGATCCACAGGTAACCGATCAGTTGCTGCAGATAAGTCATAACCAAAAGAACACCCTCAGTGTTGAGCTTTCTCAGTTGCCCTCTTCACAGAGGAAAACTGATCAAAAGTCCCATCATTAGGTAGTCCCTTAAGAAAATCGAATATATAGTTATGTAGGGGTTTAAGACACGACTGTGTCCAGACATCTACAAGAGCAAATAATCGGACTTTTCCAGCAGCCTCTTCTTTAATACTTAGTTGACCAAGACTGGGGTATGATTCAGTTTTAGGGAATTTTTTAAAAGATTCCTCTAATCCTGACTCTACAATCATTTTAAATTGTAAAAACAATTTAGTTTGATTAAATCCCAGAAGAAGGGTAATAAGTGGTTTATCTAATCCTAATTTTTCTAATTGAAAAGGATCAGAGAACCAACCCCTTCAGGAACTGGAACAACTAGGTGAAGAAGATTCCAATGGTAGTAATCCATAATCTTTTGATAATAAGTTTCTTTTAAATCTAGACTCAATTCTTGAGGAAATATTCCTTAAGTTTTGGATCCCATTTAATAGAGCTTCCTTATCACCAGAGAATGGATCCGTTATTGTACTGGTTTTTAAAATACCAGGAACCTTTATTACTCGATATAAACTATAAATAGTTAATCAATATCTTATTCTAAAGGGATCTCCTCTCAAAATTGCCCTTCTATCAGATATAGGAATAAATCTGGGAAGACGGGAAGTTGAGAGACGAGGTAACGGAAGATCAGGTTCTAAATCTCTAAGAGATTTTATCTGATCTTTACTAATTGCTTTCATTATAGCTAGGTGACAAGATTTAAGATATTTAACAGTATACACTGAACCATGGTTTTTATTCATGATCAGTATATAATTGATAAATCCTTTTAAAATTTTGAGTTCTCGAAAGAGGCTTACCTTTTTATCAGTACAGGCAGAGATTACTCTCCACCCTATCTGAGAAAAAAGTCTAAGTAACTCAAAAGGGTTACCTAGCGAAACCATAGGTTCATGTCGAATGTTATCTCTAAATGCATTCTTTCAAGGATACATGGAAATTTCAGAGAAAGTTTTCTTTGTTTTTTTCATTATATTTTTGAAGGGTGTAATTACTGATTCATCCGGCATATAAGCCTTTATCACTCCGCATACAAGGAGACCTCTTTTTTACTGAGGACTTTGTGGCTAGGTGGGAAAGGAAATGAACTTATTTCCGCTGTTCTCAAAAGAGGACGGCAGGCTAAGAAGTCACTAAAACTCCTAGCATAGAGTATGTTAGTTGTATAACACACTCTACTCTAGTAGGAATAGTCTTCTTCAGGGATTAATACATAGCACTAGATTTCCCCACAATGTGGGACCTAGTCTATATAATCCTTCCTTTAGTTAACTAAATGGAACCATTTTAAAGGTTTACCTCCTTCCTTAGGGGAGGTGTTTCCTCGAGATCATCAC